AACCCCATTGTAGCAATATGTCAAAAAGATTTACCATAACTATCGAAGAGGACGAGCACGGCGATTTGTTTCTGCCAATACCTGAGGAACTTCTCGAAGAACTTCGGTGGGAGGTTGGAGACGAGCTCGACCATGAAATAGACGAAGATGGCGTCTGGATTTTAACAAAGCGACTAACAGAATGAAGTACATTGACCGCGAAACCCTAGAGTACGTCCAAGAGATTAACCCACGTATGGAAATCTCGGAGGAGATTGTCGAAGGAGTACGTTTCATACACTTTGACAACTTTCTCTTACGTCCTGATGAATTTACCCAATTCTTACAGGAATCTTTCCCAGTCGGCTCGTCAGCAGAATGGGATATCGACCAAGCTCCTGGGAAGCGTCAATGGATTCCTTCAGTGTGGTTGCTACCCATTGAGAGAGAATATAAGAAGTATGTGCCCAACGGGTTTTTTAACTACGGGACTAACATATACAATGGGGACATGGCAGCTCGTAGACAGAACTATCTGCCACACACCGATGAGTGTCAGAACGTCTTTAGCATGTGGCTAACGAAAGAGTGTCATGGGGGCACTGCTTTTTATAGGTCACCGCGCTTCGGAAACGACCCATCGGCGCGTACCGCCTACGGCGGTGGATATGATTTCTTTAGGGAGTTCTTAGAGCGTCCCAGGACCGTTGAACCCTGGCAATGCTTTAAGGGCGATGATAACTGGGAAATGTGGCATGTAATGGAGATGAAGTATAATCGTGTGTCCTGGTATGATGGTTGGCTATGGCATGCAGCATACATAGAACCAGAATGGTACAAGACTGGTGAAATGGACCGCTACGCCCTCATGTGTGTAGACTTGAACAACTATGACTGAACAGCAAAAAGACCCCGATAATCCGTTTGGATACCACAATCCTGAACTTCAGGACCCAATGCATCAGGGTGACTGGTCTGGTGAAAAGTTTCAGAGTATTGAACAAGCATATTCAGAGTATGAGAAGTTACAGGACCCTGATAAACGGTATCCGATACCCGAATGGATGGTTCCATTTGCCAAAGAGTATGAAGAACTGAAGTATAATGTCACTGTACAGGCAGAAGTTATTAACAAAGTGCTTCAGATGCACAATGAGGCAATCGAAACCCTGCAGAACAGACTGAAAGAGATACCCAATTTTCACGATATTAAGTATAAACCGCCAGGTACAGATGAGTATCTGTCAATTAAAGAAGTTTTTGATGATATCTACAAGAGACTGGAGGACTTAAAGTAATGGCATGCTGCACTACAGACGGTTCTATTTCTGGTAGCACCTTTGGATACCCTAATACCAGTCATTGTGATGTTTGGACACCTCCCTCAGGGGGTGCTACGATGGAGTTTGGGCATCAATTTGCTGGGCAATCTCAAAACAGTGCAGTTTATGAGCACCCTGCTACATGGCCGATTGAAGAAGATAATTGGTGTCGGGATAGAATTCTGTATAGAGGCACTATTATTGAAGAAAAATCCGATAAAGGAACTGCTGGAGACGTAATTAGCTCCGAAGATATTGGTACTAGAGTAGGAGTTCCTCTCTCTTCTAGTGGTTTTGCGAGTTATACTGCTGCATTAAACTTTTTTCCTACAGATATTTCGTTTGAACCCATCACTTCAGACGAGTGGTTCTATTATTTGTTTGATACATCGGACCATAAAGTCGGTGTTCCTTGCTGGTTGTTGAAAACTGTGACCGAAACACAGACTTCTACGACTCCTGAATCGGGGACTGTAGGTCAACCAGACTATCTTCCTGAAGGTACAGACGAAACAACAACCACAACTACAACGTATATACCAATTGACTGTCCATGTGATGTAGAAACTACCTATATTTCATATACGACACCTGATGATACTTCGCAGGGAAATGCCAGAGATGGTTATCCTTTGCTGTGGACAGCGCATACTACCAGTATGTCCATCATGTTTGAGTACACAAATCCGCCAACTGGTCCTGGAGCAAAGTCAATTAACGGAATTCGCGTCGGTGATACCATTAATGGGTGGACAGTTGCGGAAATTAAGCACTCATCTCTGTATTATAACAAGTATCATCTCATTAATTTGGAGGGAAGCGGAGAAGATTTCACTTATGACGGCACATATACCGCAACTGCTGGTCCATTTTGGGCAGGAGCAGGCACTCAAGGGCAACAGCAGCACGTAATTCGCGTAAAAGCGGGTCAAGGAATCAAAGATAAAGCGGGATTGTTCGGAAGATATGAGTTTAGAGAGAAAGAAATCCAATATATGATTGGAAAAATCCGCTCCGACTTCAAAACTGGGTGGAATTATGAGATTAGAGAGCCCGTTTTGACACCAACAATCACTTCTGGAAGGTTAACTGACGTTACAATTGAGTTTGGTGGCTCTGGTTATGATGATTTTTACCCCAAACCCAATCTTTATGTGCTACCACCAGCGGATTATTCTACAGATAGAGTTAAATATCGCCCTGCTGAGATTGAAGGCGTTTGGTCTGGCGGTACTTTAGTTGATGTTAACATCAAATATGCGGGAAGAGGGTATGAAGGAGGTGCTAATGCACCCAAATTAGGCGTACATACCGCAGATAGAATTGATGTCAAGACAATTTGGCCCGAAACTAAGCACGAAGACAATCCAAATACGCAACATTGGGAAAAAATCTCCGAAGCAATGGACAAAGAATCTCGTAATATCATCTTTGGAGACTTCAAAACGAGCGAACTTACCAGTTTGATTGACTGGCAAAACGAAAAACGCACTGTAGATGTGTCAACTGATGCATTTATTGACTTTGTGTATGATACAAATCGGAATAAGCGCGAACATTACCTCGAAAAACAGAAGGGTAGTGCAGAAGTTCTTGAACCGATTGCATATAATTTCATGCAACCGTACATTTCACAGCATTTTTTGAATAATCCCGACACAGTTGACGATTCAAGTCTGGTAAAACTCGGAAATCAGTACAAACAAATTGAAGATACGTTCAATAACAACGAATTTGACCACTCAGTACAGTCAATTACGGAAGAAAAGATTGCCAGATACAACGTTCAGAAGAAATATACAGTCATTGGAAGTTTTTTTGACCTTCCTTGCGCTACTGCCCATGAAAAATACATCATCAAGCAGTTCAAAAATGACATGAGGGACAAAATTACCGCAAATATCACTCTTGGGGTCACGATTGGTGATTGTGGTGGGTGTCCTGAGGTAAGTGGGCAGACTGGATTTGAGTGGGAATGTCCTTGTGAGGGTGGTTCTGGTTCTTATGCAGAGGCACCTACGGGTCTTCCCACCCCTGGAGACGATGGAGAACACCCAGATGGTACTACTTACACTACTTCTAGGTCATATACCATTACAGGACCTCATGGACCAGGATGTAGTGGGTGGGAACTATCCTCAGACCTTACAATTTACAATAATTTGACCGCAACTGTGGATACTTATGGTTATGCACTTAAGGCATTTGGCAATCCATATGATTTTATGTGTCCGCAAATAAATACTCCTACTGTATCTGTACCCTCTTTACAATAATGACAGGTAAAAAACCCGCAGCAATTTATCAGGGTACTTGCACTGGTCATGGGAGACCAATTGAAGGTCATGTTCACAATAAAGCAGTTGACCCATGTGGTGTAACACCAGCTACTGCTATTGTAAAACCTCTGGCAACAAAAGATGCAACTTGTCTGTGGATTGGATTTCCTATTGCACCTCTTGGAACACTTCCACTGAGAAATGTATTCATTAACAGCATCGTCCCTGTGCTCGATGGAGACGTTTTAACGAACCATACGTCTGCAACTATGCATACGGTCATCTCGAACTGCTGTAGTCCCACAGGATGCGCTCCTACAGTCATTACAGCACCTTGTAGTATGCTAACTGCTGAAGACCAGAAAGGTGTTGGTCACCCTAGAGTAGTAATTGCCACATGTAAGAATGTATTGGTCAATGGTCGCCCTCTGGCACGGGTTGGAGACCCTCTAGGTCCGCCTTGCCTCAGTAAAATTGCTGCAGGTTCTGCAAATGTCATTGTTGGTGGTGGAGATGATGGAGCAGATGCAGAAAATGCTGCTGGCGATGCCGCAGCAGATGTAGGTACACAGTCAGCAGACGCAGCAGCAGGTGCTGGTGCCAACGCAGGCAGCATTACACCTTCTCCAGCAGGTCAGCAATGGTCAGCAAGACTAAATGCTTCAGACCAGGCTGCCATGATGGCGTAAATGTGGTATAATTACTAGGTACTCGCTCATTTACAATGGCAAAAGCAAAAGTTGGTCTTTCTGGTAAGAAAATTATTCAATCGAACCCGAAGTGTACTCGTCAGGGTAACAGCAAGAATACAAAATATGCTGCTACCTCCCGTAATAAAGCACGTAAACCATATCGTGGTCAAGGAAAGTAAATAAACGTCTCGGTTTTCAGTGCTAAATACATATTAGGAAAAACTCCTGTAGGTGGGATGGCACTAAAACCGATTAATACGAGTAAATCTCAATTTAGCAAGTCTTTTTTAGATATTGCAGTCAGTTTTGCGCGTAATCCCTTAACAAATGATTGTGGTAAGGTTCTCAATGAGAATGCCATCAAGCAATCACTTAAAAATTTAATTTTGACTCGTAAGGGGGAGCGTCCTTTTGCTCCCAACCTGGGTTCTGATGTATATGCGGCTTTGTTTGAACAGTTAGACGCATTTACACTCAACTCTATCGAAGATGAGATTCGTCAGACCATTAGAAACTTTGAGAGTCGAATTATCGTGACAAATTTGGACCTCATTCCTAATTATGAGGAAAACAGCATCCAAGTAAACTTGGAGTACCAAATTGTTGGGGAAAACATTAGTTATGAAATTGATTTCATTCTAGCAAGAGACTTCTAAAATGCTGCCAACCAATCTAACAGCAATAACCTTTGATGAGATTAAAGCATCCATCAAATCATACATGCGGACTCGTCCTGAGTTCACAGATTATGATTTTGAAGGTAGTACATTGTCGTACTTGGTTGATGTACTAGCATATAATACTTACTATAACTCGTTCAACGCTAATATGGCATTGAACGAGATTTTCATTAACAGCGCATCGTCAAGAGACAACGTTGTTAATATTGCAAAGCTTCTAAACTACGTTCCTCGGTCATTTAGAGCAGCTCAAGCGTGTGTTGACATCGCAGTGAGCGTAAATATTGAAAATGGTGTATATCCAGAGACAGTGACCCTTAAAAAGGGCATTGTAGCAGCAGGTGGCAAATATTCGTTTGTACGTCAATCTGACAGAACCGCCACGGTTGATACGAGTGGTAAGGCACATTTCCATGATTGCCTTTTGTATGAGGGTTCGATTATTACGTACAAATACACGGTTAATAATTATCAGAAGCAGAGATATATCATTCCTGCCGACCAAATTGACACTACAACTCTTGTAGTCAAGATTAGACCCAATGCACAGTCCCAACAGGTTGATGCTTACAATCTTGTAGAGAACATTGTTGACCTCAACTCAGAATCTAGAGTCTATTTCTTGAATGAAGTTGAAGATTCGAGATATGAACTAAAATTTGGCGATGGTACTATTGGTAGAGCACTTGTAGACGGTGAAGTAATTGAAATTGAATATATTCGCTGTAATGGAACCGATGCGAACGATATTAACAATCTAACTTTCTCTGGTGAGATTGTTACTAGCGGAAATCGGAATATCGGTGCTGCCGATATTGATTTGACCCTCAAAGAAAGAACTCGCTACGGCGATGGCGCAGAATCTCTGGCAAGTATTAAGTACAATGCCCCGAGATATTATTCCACTCAGTATAGAGCAGTTACTGCCGAGGATTATTCGACAATCACCAAACAAATCTACACCAATGCTGATAGTGTAATTGCTTTTGGTGGAGAAGAGATGAATCCGCCCGTTTATGGCAAGGTTTACATTGCGATTAAGACAAAGAACAATACTACCCTCAATAATACAACTAAAAAGTCCATCCAGAACAACTTGAAAAAGTATGCGATGGCATCTATCGAACCTGTAATCATTGACCCAGATTACATGTATCTGATTACCGATATTTTCGTTCTATACGATAAAAACTCGACAAGTCTGTCTGAATCGGAACTCCAGTCTCTGATTAGTCAGGGAATTGCTCAATATGCGGGGCAGGAGAATATTAACAACTTTGGTGGTTCTTTCTCCCTGTCAAAACTACAAAAAGCGATTGAACTTGCAGATAACTCGATTGACACTTCTTCTGTACAGGCAACATTGCTGAAGTACATCTATCCTTTACAAGGTCAGACCAACACCTACTGTATTGACTTTGGTACAAGTCTTTATGACTCAAATCCAAGCAATGATGGTTCTGGAAATTGTGTTAAAGAACCCATTCTCCTTTCTGGTTCCTTTAGAACCATTGATAGACCTGATGTTGACCAATATTTTGAAGATGATGGTTTTGGCAATCTGATGACCTTCTATAACTCTGGTACTAGCAAAGTCTATACAAATAGAACCGCAGGTACAGTAGATTATTCCACAGGTAGAGTTTGTTTCGGTCCAGTGAATGTTATTACCACAGGAAACCTTAATGCAACTATTAATATTTTTGGTGACCAGACACAGGTTGTGGTTGGTGATACAACCGTTGTAGTCGGTTCTGGGCAAGGTGGTATTGACCTTCAAATTCCTGTACAAGTTATTCCTGATAACTTTACTACAGTTTATCCTTCTGACACTGGAACAATCCTGTCTCTGCCTATTCCCGAGATTACAGTTGCCCCGATTGGCACAACACCTCCTGCGGTTATTCCGATAAATAATTTGACGCCAGAAGTCTTCTTAAGCATCCCTGAAACAGTGACTCCAATCATTCCTGATACCACAGGCGGATTGTTCGACTTGGCTTCTTGTTTCTGATTTAACTAATAGTAGATAATACCAGAATGAATACTACGGTTTCCCAGCTTGTTGCGGGGCAAATGCCCCAGTACATCAGAGACGAAAACCCTCATTTCGTCAAGTTTCTTGAGTACTACTACAAGTCTCAAGAAAAGACTGGTTTGTCCCAGGACATCCTGTCAAATCTGCTTGACTATGCAAATATCGACAGGTACGATATCAACCTGATTCAGGGAAGAACGCAACTCCTGAATAGCATCTCTGCTACGGATTCGACAATCATCGTTGAGTCTGTTGAAAACTTCCTGGAACAGAATGGCAGTTTTCTTCTGGAAGACGAAATCGTTTATTATGAAAAGGCAACGAGTTCGCCTCAAGTATCTCTGACCCCTGGTATTTCATACGCTGAGTTTAACAATAAACTCCAAATTCTGGTAAACCCTTATAATTCTTTCGACGGTATTACATCTACTTTCTCTGTAACCACAGAGAGCAATCTGGTTGTCCCCCCTAGTGCTAATCACCTCCTGGTTCGCGTTTATGGCGAGTATCTGGTGCCTGGTGTTGATTATGTACTGAATACCTCTACAATCACCCTTACAACGCCTCCTAGGTCTCCTCAGCTCAATGATTCGTCTGAACAGACTAGCATTGTATATCTCAAAGGTTTCTTCCAAGATAACATTCAGGTAATTGACAATCTTGATAGTCAATTTGATGGAACTACGAAAACCTTCAATATCACTGTAAACGACTTCTCGTACAGTCCTATTTTGACTGAGTATACGATGGTCGTTCTGAATAATGAACTTTTGGAACCCAAGGTTGATTACAATATCAACGGTGACACCATCATCTTTACGAATCCCCCTTCTTTGGGTTCTAGAGCAAACGTTCGTTCTATTGAAGCACCTATCCTTTCCTATGGTAGTGGTGCATCTGGAGTTGCTCAGATTTCTGATACTGGTGAAATTACAGGCATTAAAGTTACTAATGGTGGTTCTAACTACAAACTTGAGTATCCTCCTCAGGTAACTATTGTTTCTGACAATGGAAGCGGTGCTGTTGCATCTGCTCTTGTCAATGGACTACAAAGCATTTCCCTTCTAAGTGGAGGTAAAGGTTTTAGTAACCTTAATCCTCCTATTGTAAATATTGAACCACCTACAGACGCTGCTGGAGAAGCTGCAACGGCAACGGCAACTGTAAGTGAGGATGGTCAGGTAATTAGTCTGGAACTCCAGAACTCTGGTTCTAGATATACATTTACTCCTAGAATTACATTTGAAGTTCCTGGTGGTGGCACATTAACCCAACCTAATGTTGATGGTAATGGCGCAATTATTGCAAGCACCATCAATATCGATAATCCTGGCAAAGGATACTCTGTAGCACCGACTATCTACATTGATGAACCTACTGGTGAAAACCCAATTAATGCAAATATCACTTGCACCATTAACAGCAAGGGTGAAATTGATAGTGTAACTGTAAATAATGCTGGTAGGGGATATAGTCAGGCAAATCCCCCTAGAGTTCGTGTAGTTGAGCACAATCAGGCCCAGGTACTTGACGTTACCGTTGATGCTGCAGGTCGTGTTATTGATGTTGAGATGCTGAACGGTGGCATCGGTTTTGATGACGTTCCTTCGATTTATATTATTGATGACCGTACTGACCCTGTAACTGGTACTCCTATTGGTGGTACTGGTGCTAAGGCAACAGCAACCATTTTTAATGGTTCTATCACTGATATTAATATTACTGAGTTTGGTACTGGGTATTCTACTGCCAACCCTCCCAAAATCATTATCCAAAGACCTCCCTCAGCAAAAGCATCTGCTGAAGTTGGTTTTGCTGCAGTTACAGGTTTCAAAGTACTTGAGCAAGGTCAAGAATACACTCAAGCAAAGTTTGAGGGTTGTGTTAGAGGTGTAAGTGGACTTGTAGAATATGATTCTGCTGGTAATGCTATCTTTGAAAATAGCACTACTGCAAAAGCACACACACTCACAGCAACATTCTCCCCTAGAGTTAGTTCTCTGGACGGTCTCTTCGTTCAGAAAATGATTTCTAAGTTTGCTGAACAGTATCTTCCCAATGTTCCTTACTTTGATTATGAGAAGATTGATGTTATTAACATCATCAAGAATATTAGAAAGTTTTATGCATCTAAGGGTACTCAAGATTCGGTTGCATTCCTATTCAAACTGATTTACGGTGAGGATATTGAAATTACCTACCCTAAGGAGCAGATTGTTAAACCTTCTGCTGCGACTTGGACTATTGATACAGTTCTTCGTTGTATTCTGATTTCTGGTGACCCAAGAAATATCACTGATGGTCTTCTGACCCAAGATGCAGATGCTGTTGACACTAACGTCAAAGCAGCAAGTGCTCTGATTGAAAACTATTTGACTATTCGTACTTCAGATTATGAAATCTTTGAACTGATTCTGTCCGAGGAAACAATCGAAGGTTCTTTTGCAATTCCTTACAAGACACGCCTTTGCGAAGGTATTACTGATAAGGATGAGATTATTATTGTTGACTCTACTGTTGGTTGGCCTGAGAGAAACGGTGTATTTGTAATCAATGGTGAGGAAAAGGTTCGTTATAAGGAAAAGTCCCTAAACCAGTTCATTGAGTGTACTCGTGGCATCGACGGAACAACTTCTAGGAAGTGGGATGCTGCAACAGAGGTGCAATCTGACACATATGCATACATCAATAAAGGAACCGCTCAGGAAGTTGTTGTTCAGATTGTTGGTATCGTTGAAGCAGAACAAACAGTACTGACCGATGATGGTTCTTACTATCTGTCTGGTGATAAACTGACCGTTTCTAAACTTGGTTCTACTGAAGACATTCCTCAACTGAAATCTTGGATTTACAACGTCAAAAAACTTGTTCAGGTTGAGAGCGTTGAATTTGGTGGTGTTGGAGACAGAATTGCTACCGTAACATGCACTAACCCCCATGGTCTTCTGGTTGGAGACCAAGTTACGGTTTATGGTGCAAACCCTAACCTGTACAACGGTACATTCCTGGTTCAATCTAGAGAAGATGCTTATATCTTCAAGTATCAACTTCCCCAACCAGCATCTACCACTCCTCAAGGTAATATTTTGATTTCGGTTGACCTTAACCGTGGTAAATCTGACACTGAGTCCATTCAAAAAATTATTGGTAACTATACCACAAACATCCAAAATACGTTCTTCAATACTGACTACGTTTACATCGCAGCATCTGGTATTCCCAACTATAAAGTTGGTCCGTTCAATGAAACTGCTCTGATTCCTGGAAACCAGAGAAAACTGTATAGACTTCCCAGAAACCCAGAAACAATTTCTACAAAAGACAACATTACTCCTGGTCCTCTCGGTACTTGGGCAAATGGTGTGTCTATTTGGTCATACAAGTCTGAACTGACCAAAATCTATGGTTCTCTGACATCTGTTAATATTACTGATGCTGGTGAAGGTTATGATGCATCTTCTCCGCCAGTTCTTAGCATCAGCGGTGGTGGTGGTACTGGTGCAGAAGGATATGTCATCGTTAATGGTTCTGTAACCGAAATTGAGGTACTGAACGGTGGTTCTGGATATACATCTTCACCTCTTGTTTCTATCGTTGGAGGCGGGGGCGAAGGAGCATCTGCAACTGCTATTGTAACTAAAGGTGTTGTTTCTAGAATTCTACTGAACTCTGGTGGCACAGGTTTTACCTCTAGACCCGATATTACGATTGTTGGTGGTGGCGGTTCTGGTGCTACAGGTAGAGCACAAGTTCGTGGACCTATTAAGGAGATTGTTGTTAGTGATGGTGGTGTTTCTTACACCAGCAAACCAAATATCACTCTAAGCTCTGGTACTGGTGCTGCTGCACAAGCAATCGTTAATAATGGTCGTATTATCTCCATTGCTATTGTTGCTGCAGGTAATGGATACACCACTCCTCCTGAAGTTGCTATTTACGGCGAAGGTTTCGGTGCTGTTGCTCGTGCTGTTATCGATACCGATGGCGAGAATGCTGGTCGTGTTACTGGCATTGAAATCCTTAACAAAGGTATTGGATACGAATCTGGCACCACAATTGTTACTCTGACATCCGTTGGTAGTGGCGCTGAGTTCGATTCCCAAGTATTTGAGTGGACTTATAACCTCCAAGCAAACAGTGACTTTGACGAAGCATATGGTGCTGTTTTTGAAGGATATAACACCCAGTATGGTGGTGAGTATGCTCACATTGCTAACCCTCAGCGTCTGAGATACGTTCTGGGTGACAATATGATTCTTGACTCTAACGGATTGATTAGAGAGCAAGAGGTTGGTCTTCAGCACTCCCCAATTATTGGTTGGGCATTTGATGGTAACCCTATTTACGGTCCTTATGGTTATGATGACCCAACCGACCAGTCTTCTGCAATCAGGAGAATGTCATCGTCTTATGCATTAAAAACAAACCTAATTTATCATCCAGATACAAATCCCACCCCTGCTCGTATTGATGGTCCTTCTTTGACCGAGTATGTACAAGGTTCTTTTGTTGAAGATTATCAGTACAACTTTGGTTCTGGTGACCTTGACCAGTACAACGGTCGTTTTGCTAAGACTCCTGATTTCCCAACAGGCAGATATTGCTATTTCGTTACCATTGATGCTTCTGAAGCAGGCAATCCAGTCTTCCCCTATGTTCTTGGTCCCTCTTGGAACTCTGTTGTTGATAAGTGGAACCTCCAGCAGACTGCGGTACAGCAAAATATCCCTGGTGGTGTTGTTAGATTCCGTGACCCTTATGAGAATGTTGATATTGACGTTGAAAGAACTCCTAACGCTGAAACTGACACAATCACCTTTGAAGATGGTGACTTTATTCAGTTAGAACCCGAAGACGATAACAGAGACTCTATTATTGATACCACTGAGGCAGCTGCGGTCAATCAACTTGAAGAAGAGGACCGTCTTGAGGTATTTGATTACTTCCCGACTGTCAAATTTGATTCTAGAGTCGATATTGAAGTAGAAACGACTACTAAGTTTGAAGACGCTAAGGTTGACGGTTTTATTATTGAAAACCCTGGTCAATCCTATCAGGTAAATGACGTACTGGTCTTTGATGATACCGATACTGATGGATATGGAATTTCTGCGAGAGTTTCTGAAATTAAGGGTAAGACGATTGATTCTTACACCTTTGAAATGATTAATGACGTTCCTTATGGCGTTATTACTTGTGCAGACCCTCATGACCTGAAGATTGCTGACATCATCAATGTTCAATATACACCAATTCAGGCAAATACCAATAAAGAATTTAAGGTATCTGTTGTTAAGGGTATTGAAGAACTGAATGTTACTCAAGTTGGTACTGGTTATACCTCAGAAGTACCTATCACTGTTGAAATTGATGGCGTTGGACAAGACGCAGTTATTGAACCCAAACTAGACACTGCAACTGGTAACGTTGTTGGATTTAATATTATCAATTCTGGTAATGGATTCACAACTGACCCCAGAATCCTGGTATCTCACCCCCAAATCTTTAAGAAGGCAGACTACTTCCTCAACACAATCAATGGTACTGGTGAGGAGACCGTTATTCATAATGTCACCACAACTTCTAACAAAGATACCTATGTTGTAGGTAAGACTCAGGATGCTGTTGGTAACTTCTACGGTTTTGTTGCTAAGTACAACTCTACTGGTATCAAAGTTTGGGAAAAGTCGCTCCGTTCTAACTCTCCCAATATTACTGGAGATTCTTATTGTGAATTGACGGAAATTTATGTCGATGAAGATGACGCTAACACCGTTATCGTCGCAGGACATACAAAACCCAGTGGAATCAACCCCGCACATAATCCAGACATCATCGTTGCTAAGTATAACCAAAATAACACTGGTCTTCTTGCAACTCTCGACTGGCAGCGTGAGTATGCTGGTATTTCTGGTATTTCTCGTGGTGATTACATCACGTCTTTGACAAAACTGACAACAGACCGTTATATCCTTGGTGGATATACAGATACTAACACCAGTTCTGCATATGATGCTTTTATCATCGTTCTTAATGAACTGGGTAACTTTGTTGCTAAGAGAAAATTCACTTCTCTGACTCGTTCTGAGAAACTGCTTGATATCGTAGTACACCACGAAACTACTGGTCAGGACATCGATAGAATTTACTATTTGATGGAAACTGCCCCTAACTCGACCAGCGATGACAAATCATTGGTTATTGGTAAGTGTCAACTGACTCAGTTTGGTATTGTAAGTAACACCCTGCAGCAAGTTTCTAATGCTGGGTTTGCACTTGATAATGCACACATGGTCATTGACGAATTTAATGAACTGTGGATTAGTGCTGAACTTGTTAATAAGACTAATCTTGAGCGTAAGAATTTCTGGGTAGGTAAGTACAGTCTTGGAGTTGCTCCTATCTGGAGCTACATCTATGATTGTGGTAATGTCAATATTGACAGCATTAAGATGGTTTCGGGTAATGTTGACCTCTTTAACCACCTTAACGTTGGTCTTGAAGTTGTTCGAGCAAGTGATAAGAAGGTAATTAACCACTTCCTCAAGATTTCTTATAATGGTAGCGTTCAAACCAATTATAAGGTTGACTATGAGCGTGGTACTGAGGGTGGTTCCTGGTATGCATCTCACTCTGATGTTTCTGGAGACCATGTTCTTGTTGGTCAGCAGAAGCACAATAGAACTGTTGCACTATTTGATTTTGAACTTGATGGTTCTTCCCCAGGGTTTGGAGACACAACTGAAAAGACTACTAACGTAACTTGGACTGGTGATAGTGCAGGTTCTATCGGTAGAGGTTCTAATACTGCATTGGATGTACAAGGTTATGACATCAATGCTGCAACATATTCCGCAGCATACTTGAATGTACAAAGTGGAGACACCGCAACTCTGTATGGTCTTGGTGACATGACCAGCAAAGACTTCACGGTCTCTGGTTTCTTCAATGCAAGTTCTCAGTATGTAACTGCTGGTTATACTGGAGCAAATCCTGCCCTGTTTACATTTGGTGACTGGACTGGACCTGGCATCAGTGTTGTTTGGGATAGAACTGGTTCTTCTGGCAATACTAATGCAATTCTGTTGTATGCTAATGCTACAGCACTTTATGGTAGCTCTCCGATTGTTTCACCCGCTGGTGTAATTTCGACTGATACTTGGCACTTTGTTTCGCTGACTAAGAGTGGTAATACATACACTCTTGCTGTTGATGGTACTATTGCTTGCCAAGCAACTGCTCCTTCTATTAATCTGAATAATAACTTCTTCGTTGCTAACGCTCCTGGATTCACCAATACTGCTGGTGCCTATGATGCATCGACTCAGTTCTCTGGTTATATTGATGGTGTTAAGATTAGTGATAGAGTTCTGTCTCAAACTGCACCTTCTGTTACTGCAGAATACACTGCGTATTATGGTCGTACCGATTACATTCATACAGATGCAATTCTGCACAAGTTAGATAAGGTAACTGCAAACGAAAGAACTGGTAGATTCTCTACAACCAATAATGGCATTGTATTTAATAAAACTGATGATACTACAATCACTAGAGGTGCTTCGGTAACAAATAACATTGTTGGTTATGACCTAGCATCAGAAGGTTATCAGGTTCTTGACTATAATGACGTAGCATCGCTTCTTACTCAGGATATCATGACGGTAAGTCAGATTACTGATGTTTGGGCGACTAGAACTGCTACAATTCCTGCTCCTGGTTCTAAGAAGGTTCGGGTAACTCCTAAGGCATATGGTAAGTTCTTTATTGCACAATCGACCACAACCAAGGTCAACAACGTACAAAGATTGACTACAAATGCTTTCCCTGTGAACTTCACTAAGGGTGCAACACTTCAGGTCTGGAATGCTGGCACTATTGCAGCACAAGCAAAGATTATTGACGTTGATACAACTGCACATCCGAATACAATTGACATTGCTGATATTGTTGGTGAGTGGGATACTTATATTGATTCTGGAGAACTGAAAACTAATGTCAATGATATTAACGAAATTAAAGGATATGTCTTTGCTGAAGTAATTAACACTACTCCTGGCGTCTTTGATTTCAACCTTGCACAAGAAGACTTCACTCTGATTGACCCATCTGCAACAAATAATCTTGATGAGTTTGCAAGATTCAAACCCCATAGTGACCCAGATTACAGCGTAAGAATCGATGATATCAGTGGCTCCTCTGAGTTTGTTGTTGGTTCTGTTGTCAGTTTGACCTCTGACCAACTTTCTTTCAACTCCGAATATAGCACTCTGACTATTAGTGGTTTGACTGGTGTCACCAAAATTACTTTGGTGACTAATCTGACCAAAATTGTTAAGTATAGTGCAATTAATAACACAGATATTGCATATGTAACAACCGCAACTGCACATTACCTCAAACCCAATGAAATCATTCACATTACTGGTAACAGTGGTGATGGTACTGCTAATGACTATGACGGTTCATTCTTCGTTAAGGAAGTCTTCACCAGCAGAGAATTTACATACTCTCTGAGAGGAGTTCCTACAGATAACCCCGCCGAAGCAAATGGTGGTGCAAATAATGTAGTGGTTTCTGCTAAGACACCTGTTCTTCCGATGTTCTACGGTCACCAGTACGTCTTTGACGTATCTGACCCGTCGATGGTTGGTTATTATCTAACATTCTCTAAAGATAATCTCTATAAACTGGAATACTCTTTCAATGCTATTGAGCGTTCTGGTACTCCTGGCGTTGTTACTGGTGGTGTCAAACCTTACGTTTCTCTTGCAGTTAACGAAGAAGTTACCAATATTTCGTACTACTTCGACCCCTCTAGAACAACTTCCGAACCTCCGATGTCCAACACGGCATATCTGGACGTTCAGAATTCTCCTTATCTGGGAAGATTCCGTATTGAACAACTTGCTGGTGCAACAATTACCAGCGGTGCAACAATTATGAAGTTCCCCCTAAACATTGAACCTGAAGGTCCTGCTGATAGGGAAACTTCTTCCTACTCTACAGAAGCAGAATCTGCAGTTGGTCCTATCGCAAATATCAGAATTGTTAATGGTGGTGGTTTCTATAAGAAACTTCCTGTTGTAGATAGCATCGTTTCTTCTCGTAAAATTGAAAGAGTTCAAATCACAGACCCTGGTACTGAATATGCTGTAGGCGTTTACTATAATGTCCCCATCCAAGGTGATGGTGAGGGCGGATTTATCCAAATCACTGTTGAAGATGGTCTTGATGAAGAGGGTCAACTTATTCCTGGTCAAATTAGTCAGGTTGTTGTTACCTCTCCTGGTAAGAATTACACTACGGCATTTATTGATGTTGAGGCAATCTCTGGCATTCTTGGACCCAGCCTTGCTGGTTCTGGTGCCGAATTGACTGTTGTTATTCCCCCTGCTGGTAGTGGTGCCTCGGTATTTGTTAAGGGTACTAAGGTTGGTAAGATTAAGAAACTTAAGAATAACAACTTCGGTTTCGACTATCCTCAAGATTACACTCTGCGTCCAGAGATTTCGTTCCCTGTTAACCTGCAACTTATTAACACATCTGTTCTGTCTAGCATTAAGGTCACTGACCCTGGTTCTGGTTACTCTCAGGCACCTACCGTCATTATTGAAGGTGGTGGTGGAGAAGGTGCAACAGCAGTTGCAAACATCAAGAATGGTCGTATTGAAAGTATTGAAGTTAAGGACCCTGGTGCAGGTTACTCTTCTGAACCCACAATCTCACTTAACTCGGCATTCTCTTATGTCATTAACCTTGACTTGAATCTCTTCCAGTTCTCTTTCCCACATGGTATTCCCAATGGTGCTGAAGTAAAACTGACTGTTGAAGATAATGGCGATGGCGACCCCGCATACGGCATCACCGCATTCGGTCCTTTGGTTCCTGGTCAAACGTACTATGCAATTACAGGTATTGCAAATGGTCTTGAAGGTGACCAAATGCGTCTTGCACTGACTCCTGACAACGCTGCTATTGGCGACTTCCTTTCCTTCGTTAACGCTGGTGTTGGAAGACAGATTGTTCTGACCGAATCTTTCGGTGGTGCTGCTCAGGCAATCGTTGCAACTGGTCAGTTCCTCTCTGGTGAAAGAATTTATCAGGGTGAGAGCCTCGACCAAGCAACTGCCTTTGGTTATATTTCGGAGAATGAAGGTTGGCAGTCTGGACCTAAGATTCTTAAAGTCACTGGTTACACAGGTACTTTTGAGAAGGGTCAGAAGATTACTGGTACTATTTCCAAGTCTTCTGGTACGATTGATAACCTGAACATGGCAAGAGGTGTTCTTAATATCTCCTCTATCACCAAGACTCCTGGTAAATTTACCGATGACGTTGGTAAACCTTCCGAAATTATTCAGAAGATTCAAGACTCCTACTACTATCAGGACTTCTCTTATAGTGTTAAGTCTTCCGTATCTATTGATAAGTGGCGTGATATTGTCACTAAGAACGCACACCCAGGTGGATTTAAGATTTTTGGTGAACTTGGTCTTGCTGAAACTGCAACAATTGAGAACAAAGAGATTGATTTTGAACTTGTTAAGTCGGTAAACCTTGCAGATTCTGCAGTTGTACCAAACATTCAAAACTTTACTCTGGTTGAACCGATTTACACCGACTTCAATAATACTGAGGTTCTGTTCCGTCAAAAGAGATTGACCTCTTCGGAGCAAATTCTTACCTCTGTTGTACAGCGGCTTGATGATATTTCTAACCTGTTTGACGGTGTTAGATTCTCGTTCCCGCTTACAGTTGAGCAAAATCAAGTTGTCTCGACCACAAATCAGTTGATGGTCGTAATGAATGGTGTTATCCAGACTCCTGGTACTGCATATGAAGTTCAGGGTGACCAGCTTGTATTTGCGGAACCACCCCAACCCCCTGCTAGCGTCAAGTATGTTGACTTGGGTCTGTCGTTCAAGGAAACCTATCGTCTTTCCCTGAGCACGGTTCTCGGTACTTATCCTCCTGTTGGTTATCAGGTAAGAGGTGTTCTAACTAACAATACTGCTCTTGTTGTACGTAGTGCCACCAATGAAATAGATATCATCTATCCTGACCAGCAAGAAGGCACTCCTATCAACCCGAACATTATGTTCCGTGTTGGTGTTGTTAATACTCTTGGTCCACCGATTACGGCAGGTAATGGTTATACCGATAGTTTTAATGTCCCAACCACAGGTGGTTCTGGTACAGGTCTCACTGTTGATACCAATACTAATGCTAGTGGTCAGGTTACTTCTATTGTCCTGAATACGGGTGGTAGAGATTATCAGGTTGGTGATATTATCACAGTTCTTGCTGGTGACCAGACATGTACGTTTGAAATCCTTGTAATTCAGGGTGAGGAAATTCGCTCTAGTGCTGTTGGTTTCAGTGCATTCGTTGATAGTCAAACTCTTCTAGAGAACAATAATCTGTTTGAGTATAAAGAAAATATTACTGACTTCCAAGGTGATATTGCGTCCGTTGAGGCAATTAACCTCGACGATAGCACTTCTTCGCCTATTGCAACTTTGAATCTCTCGATTAGTGCTTCTGCAACGTTCATGTACATTGAAACCGAAGATGCTGAAGGAAATGCTCTTTGGGAAGTTAATAAGCAGTATCAACTAGATTCTGAAATCTTCACTGTACAAGCAATCGATACCGTTAATGACAGGTTGACAATTCTTCGCGGTGAACTGGGAACGGCTGCAGTATCTCACCAGAATGGTTCTAATGTCTATTCTACGGATATCATTAAGACTAACAATATTCTGGTCAGTAAGACAACTGGTACATATCAGTCTACTCCTGGTCTCTTTGACATCAACACTGACGAATACATTATCTCGGCTCGTTCTGGAATTGTTGCCCAGGTTGTAAGTTCTGCCCCATACAGAGACCCTGTTACTCAGACTGTTGTTCCTCAGGTCAATATTTCTGATGGTTCTAGTTTCTTTGGTCTTCTGTTCAACAGACTGGTTTCTGCAGAAAATCCGAATACTATTCTGGATGATATATCACAATCTCAGATTCAAGTTGTCGATGTTGCAGATAATGAGACTGCGATTAATGATAAGTTCCCTGGCAACGAAGTTGTACGAAACACTTATCTGACGTACAATCCAGCCAACGTCAATGGGACAGGGTTTACTATTGGTGAAACCCTCAGAAACTACAAGATTCTGTTTGGTGGACAAAGTGGAAACTTCATCACAGATGAGGAAGTACGGGTTAACAAACTTTCCTTCTTCGATTCTGAAGGTGACCTTGTTACCGCAGGTCAGACTATCTATGCAGAAAATGCAACTGCAGAAGTCATTGGTACAAACTATGGTAGAAAGTGGTTCTATCTCGGTAAGCAAGCAAGAGGTGCAGACTACCTACATTCATTTAGTTTCACTGGTGATGCCAAGATTTCTGACGTTCAGTCTAAGTTTGGTGGCACCTCACTGTACTTAGATGGTACTGGAGACTACGTTGATGTAGCAACTCATACTGAATTTGGTTTTGGTACTGGTGATTGGACGATTGAAGGATGGATTCGTCCTGGTTCTATTGCTGCTGGTTCTAAACTCATCTTTGATATGCGTTCTGCATCTTCCGATAGAGCAGCAACTCTGACACTGAATGGCGACATTCTTACCTATATCGCTGGTAACAGTGGTATTACAATTACTGGTACAACCAATATTAGCACTAACACTTGGTATCATGTTGCAGTTTGCCGCTCTAATAACTCCATCAGAATGTTCCTGAATGGTGTTCAAGAAGGTCCTACACAGTCTGACCCCTCTGATTATGGTTCTACAAGACCAATTAGAATTGGTGCAGACTATACAAACGCAAACCTCTTTATTGGTTATATTGATGAGGTCCGTGTTTCTACTAATGCACGTTATGATGTAGATTTCACTCCTCGTGCGGGTATCTTCCAAGGTGATACAAACACTGTTCTGCTGACTCACTTTGATGGTGAGAACAATGATACTGACACCACTGATTGGTCTGGTGTACCTACTTATGCTTATGGCAATGAGTATGTAAACACCACCATTCCTTTCCGTTACTACGATGCATGTGACCAGATTGATGCTAATGCTAGCATCATTGCTGATGAGGCAGTTGAATTCTTTAAGAACACTGGTGCTGGTCACCCCAACAACTTCACATTCCCGAATGATGATGGTGGAGCACGTTGTAAGCAAGACCTCGTTCTTGCTCTCGATGCTCTGACCAAATCTATTAGAAGTGGTGGCAACTCCTATGTTTGGGATGCTGCGGCATACTATCGTGTTGAGGACGAGAACAATCCTGCTCTGGCAACTCTAAGTCATGTTGACGGTGAAGTTCCTGAGACCATCTATGTCATGAGAATCGCGGAAGACATCGCGATTGCAACCATGAGAAACCAGTTTGGTATTGACAATATTGAGAATAACATTGGTTCTCAGACCTATAATGCATGGAATGCTGTAGATGACATTTACATCGATGCTGCAAATGAGATTGAAGCTAATATCAACTACATCGCTGCTGAAGCACTTGATAGAGGTATTGCTCAATTCCCGAGTTCTACTGCAACTCTGACTACAGAGTGCTCCGACGATATTAAGGATGTACTTCGCTCCGTCGTAACTAACCTGAAGCATGGTGGTAACAACCATGTTTGGGACTCGGCATGGTGGTTCTTGAATGGTGGTTCTTTCAACCATATCACCACTAACCTGACAGAGACTGTTTGGATTATCAACTCTGCTCGTGACCTGGCAACAGAAATCATGCAGGGTCAACCTTCCACAACTGTTGGTTCCCATGGTCTAACACCCACAATCGATTCTACAATTACAATTGACCCAGCATCTCCTCGTTGTGCTGCTGTTGAGTCTGCAATCGATACCTTGATGCAGATTATTACCGATACTCTGCAAGACCCCAGTGGTTCTGATGCTGTTACATATCCTCTGTCTATCACCACAACTGGTGAAATCAACGGTAGAGTTCGTCCCTCTAAGTGGCCTGTTGTTTACAGCACCCTGTATACCAATACTGATGTTTCTCGTGATACTACCATCACGATTGACCCGCTGGCCGCTTCTAACAACCAACTCTTCTGTGCAAACGTCGAAACTGCAATTGAAGACCACTTCAATATTATTACCCAGACAATCGAACAGGCAAATACTGGTACTAACTACCTGAACGGTATTACCAGAGTTCTTCCTGATTACATTTACTCTGGTGGTTCTTTCTCTGGTTACGTTTCGGTTCCCTTTATTGCTGGTACTGTCGATAACGTTAATGATTATATTGTTACCTATCAGATTGATGGTGACGACCGTCACAGATTCAAAGATGCTGCAAATCTGATTAGAGATAACATCAATGTTATCGTTGATGAGGCAATCGGTCGGATGCTTAATGAGTATCCTACACTGACTCAGTTGATGCCAAGAAATAATGGTGGTCTTTCTGATGCAGGTACAACTAGATGCCGTACTGACCTCGTTCAGATTGCTAACGCAGTTGCTGATGACCTTGAGGTTGGTGGTAATGAGAAGACTCTGCAAGCAGTTAGGTTCTATCTGGATTCTAATGGTGGTATCCTTCACGTAAGACTTCAACTTCTACAGTCACTATTTGCCCATGAGCAAATTAAGGACCTGTGTAAGGATGCTATCGATGGAACCCTTCAAACGGTTTACAGCAACAGCATTGTCGTACCTCCGATTGGTATTACGACTGATACTGCTGCAGGTGGACAGGCATCTTACACCCCAACAACAGCAACTTATGATGCTGCAACTGGTGATTCTGTAATCACTATCGGTGCTCACTCTCTGCCTGTTGGAAGTTCGATTTACCTCGTTCCCAACTCCATGACATTTACATGTGCTATGGACGGTGGTAACGCACTGCACACATATCCTCGTACCACTGACCCGAACTACCAGAAGTACTTTACTATTACTGGTGCTACAGCAACTACGATTACGGTTAATGCAGGTGCTTCACCTATCGTTAGTTACGACGTAAGCAATGCTTATTACAATGCTGCAACTGGTAACCTGCAACTGACTATCGGTACACATTCGCTGCCTGTTGGTACAAGCATCAAACTTGCTGCTAACTCTCTGACATTCACATGCTCTTCTGACAACTACGCTAGCACCCACACTTACCCCCGTGCTTCCGACCCTGCATATGACACTGCTCTGAAGATTAATAGCGTAGGACCTACCACGATTAACATTAACGTTGGTATTGCAGCATCGTCTTCTCAGTACGAACATAGGTTCGTCTCTGCTACAGCTGGCGCAGTTGTCTCTGGCGGTAATTATGCACACACATTCTCCAGCGCCCTTCCTAACTCGGTTGTTGCTGTTGGTAAGTGTGCTGATGTCAAGGCGGCAGTTGATACGATGCTCGACCAAATGAATGCAATTCTTGCTCCTACTGGAGACAGATTTGTCGATGCTGGTAATGCACTTTGGAAGAATCAAGATTATATCGCTGAAGAAACAGCAGGTGCTCTTGACGCATATTTCACTTACGAAATTAACCAAGTCTCTTACAAGACATTTGAATATCCTGGTGGTAGCATTGATGGACGTAATAAGTGCATCAGAGACGTTAAGGAGATGATTAAGGCACTTATCACCGACCTCCTGACTGGTGGTAACTCCAATACTGTAATTGCTCTGGAGACTTACATTGATGCGAATAAGCAAGTACTTCACGTTGAAGACCAACTTCCCGCTACTCTGTATGCTCTAAACTATGCCAAGATGCTCGCGCACAAGGCAATCAACCAGTTGCTGCAAACTCAAGGTTCGGTTCAAACTTCTCCCGACCATTATGTTGCGATGTACACCACTGAAGATGCTTATATTGACACTACGGTCACCCATGATGTTTCTAGTGGAACATACATTGATAGCGATTGTGCAGACGTTAAGACTGCAATCGAAACTCTCTGGACACTTCCTGTTGAGCAACTTGCACCTGGCGGACTCCAGTCTGTCAGCGCAATGAATGCAATCCTGTTTAATGAGCACTACTATAAGGAAGAAATTGCAGAAACGGTCAAGCAAGAGTGGGGTATCAATGAGTGGGATACAACTGAGTATGAGGGTCTGATTGATACAATCACCGATGACATTGTTTACGACGTTATCACAACTCCTCTCACTTCTCGCCCTGGTGATAAGTTCCAAGATGCTGGTAACCTGATTGGCATCAACCGCGACTTTATTGCTGAAGAAGTTGTTGCTAGATTGGTTGCAGAGTATCCTGCACTGCAAATTCCTGGCGGTAACTCTAACTGTGTTGATGACATCAAGGATATCCTCGATGCTGTTGCATACAACCTGAGAAATGGTGGAAACCATGAAGTATGGGATGCTGCTGCACTTTATGTTGACCGCACTCAGAATCCTATCGCACTGAGCCACGTAGAAACTGAAGTTACCGAAACTCTCTGGGCAATCAACGCTGCTAGAGACATGGCAATTGAAGTCATGCGTAACAACTTCGTAATTAAGACTGGTACTCACAATGAGATTCAGGTTAGAAACCATGATATCATTCTGGATGACGACCTGCCGTTGTGTGCTGAAGTTGCACAATCCATCACCACAATGATGGATATCATCTATCAGACAATCTACCAAGCAGATAACTCGCAGACAGACTTCCTGAACACTGTAACCAGAACTACACCTGGACGTTCTACGACGTATAACAATACAGAGACTCTGGCAACTCTTCGTACTCTGCCCAACCTGCTTAATAACGAAGGCTCTGTTGACAATATTCTGAGCAATACTATCTGGGGTGACATCTCTGAAAACATGATGCTTCCTTCCTACCAGACACCTGGCGGATGGTACAGATACGGTGGCAGCATTAGTGGCACTCAGTATGAAGCACCTAATGGTTCTCTGACTGCTGACAAGTGGATTCCTGGTAACAATACCACACAAAAGGTCATCTTCTTTAATTATCCACTCTCTACCTACAGCACGTATGATGGTAACAGTATTACTTTCGATAATACTTCCAGCACATTCGATACTGGTGCAGAAGGTTCCTCCCAGAAGTTTACATATTCTTGCTTCTACAAGGAAGCAGGTTATGGTCAGATAAGATTCCACGTATCCTGGGGTATGAGTGGTCTTGCTGGATATCTGTCAAACTACTCCTACGCATTCTTCAACTTCAACCTGATTAGTGGTGAGAAGTCCAGCAACTTTGTTGGTGGTGGCATGACCGTGGATGACATGAACGTCATTCCTTATGGTGATGGTTGGTATCGCTGCTACATTACATTCAACATTCCGTTCGGTATTGCTGAGTTTAGAGTTTCCAACTACATGGCGGAAGTTCTGGTCAACGGTGCTGGTAACGGTACGGACGGTATCCTCATCTGGGGTGCTAAGTTGAACACTGGAACACTGGATGCATACGAGGCAAATAGCGATGGCCAGCGGTTCTACACAAATAAGGAGTACAACATCAAGGCGTTCATCCTGGATGAACTCTATCGCTACTACCAGCAGTCCATGGACGAAACCCTGGTCAATCCTTCCACCAGAGCATCGTTCCCCGCGTTCTACAAGTCTGACATGAATGGATATAGTTCTGCTGACTATATGCCTCAGATTCTCGATATCATGAACAAGTATAAGAGTCAGTGGTTGGATTCTAATTACTATGAGACCGTTGCTTCTAACACTGGTATTACGTATCTGTCTAAGACATATGTGAAACCCAACTCTCGTATCGTTCCCACGCCTCTGGGCGGTGGTTTGATTCCTAACGAATACATCTATGGCACGGTTAGTGGTTCATCTGCTGAATCTGGAACTATCTTTAGCAATGCTGCTGATGTTCAGAAGATGCTGATTCGTCTGCGTTATACCATCACAGAGACTGACCCGAACCTAATTGACAATTACACCCTTGGCATGACAGTCACTGATGTCAATGAAGTCAATACTACAGGTACTATCTACGCGCTTTACGAAGATAGCAACTACAAGTACATGGATATCATTGACAATGGAACTGTTGCTTGGACTACTGGCAGAACTTTCATTGACATGACTAACTCTGAAGAGTCTACTGTTGACTCTGTTGAGTACAGAATGGTCGTGGTCCGCCCAATCGGTGCCTTCGGTGCTTCTGAAGCATTCAAGGGATATGATTCTGGAACTACTGGTATCATCACTCAATACTATGACAACAACGCTGCTGTTCTTGATAACACTGGCGGTAAACTCACGATTGATACTGATAGTTTGCAGGGTTCATTTGAAGAAACCTCGGTCATCTACGCTGATAAGTCTTCCTTCTACATCGATGCTTACAAGCATAATGGTTCTGGTGACATCTCTCTCAGTGACAAGATTCTCTCGCAGGGTTATGTAACACTTACAGTTACTCCTTACGAAGATACATTCAACAATGTTACACGCGATAACTTTGTTCTTGGTGGTACGCTTTACAAGATTATCGACAACATCCCACAGCCTGGTGTTGAAGGTATTATTTCTGGGTGGGATACTGATACAAATACGCTTTACGTATCCATGGTTGAGGGTGCTTTCCAATCAAGTGACATCGTTGCTACTTATGTTGGTGGTGGTAACCCAGTTGGTCAAGGTGCAGTTAGCGTCGTTACAAACGTCGCTTCGCAGTTCGCTGCTACAGTCGTCAGTAAGAAAGATTTCATCCAGTATGAAAGACTTTACATCACTGATGTCAAGGGCACTGCTACTAAGTATGACACGATTGTTGGTCCTAACTCCTATAAGGCAGCAATTACTGATGTGGTTTCTGTTGAGGGTAGAGTCAAGAGATTCTTTGTTGGATTTGACGGTACACAGACCAACTTCAAGATTACATCCAACAACGGCGACCCCTACTTCCCTGACCCCGCAGGGCACCTGCTCACCTTCGTCAATGGTGTTCTTCAACCTCCTGGTGCATCTAATGCTTACACGGCATTCTCCGATGAAATCCAGTTCACCGAAGCACCCGAGTCTGGTTCTTCCTTCACGGGTTACTATGTTGGCAAACTGCGCTTCCTGAATGACATCTCGTTCGAGTTTGACTCCTTGCGCTCCTCCTTCAACCTCCTGTTTGAAGATTCCTTCTACTCGCTGACCCTGACGGAAGGTGTACAGTCTACCGTTATTCGTCCAGAAAACAACATCGTTGTCTCTCTCAACGGCGTTCTGCAGGAACCTGGAATTGGTTTTGAACTGGTTGGTTCTAGAATCATCTTCTCGGAGATTCCTAGATTCGGTTCTACATTCGTTGGATTCTCTTACATTGGTTCTGACGCAGACGTTGTGGCGGCGACCGTCGTTCCTCCTCTGGAAGCTGGTGACCTCCTCGACATTGAGGGTGAAACTGAAGATAGAGAAATCGCTATCATTGAATCGTCTAACTCGCTCATTACCTTCGACTACCTTGGTTCTATCTTTGGTAAGGATGCTGCAGCAAGTGCTCAGATTCTCAGAGGACGTATTACAGACGCACAAATTACCTCGCCTGGTGATGGTTACACAACCAGACCCGTCGTCCGTGTTGACTCGACAAGTGGTTTCGATGGACAACTCAAGGCACTGGTTGGTGTTCAGAGAATTGATGTTAAGGAAGGCGGTACAAACTACGGTTATGCATCCGTAAATCCCGACACTGAAGTTCCTGAGGGTTATGTATATCCCGACATCAATTCATATCCTGCTGAGGGTACTGCTCAGGTTCTGGAGGAAGACATCATCGCTCCTGCAGTTCCTGCAAATAATCCTCCACAGTCTGGCGATGTCACTGCTGCAGCAGATGGTATTCAGACTCTAGATAGCGAAGGTGGCGTGCTCGCGGGCGTGCTCGCGCCCACGGTTATCTCTGGATTCAATCCCGAGACAACTTTCGTCAGCGTTGACAACTCTGCTACTGTCCCTGACCTGAACGCTAATCAAACTCTGCTTGAGATTAATACTGCTGGAACACCCGCTCCCGCGCTTAATGGCATTCCTCTGGGTTCTTCACAGTTCCCCGACCTTGGTCTTGGAATTATCGCTCAGAACGAACAGTATTCCTTCACTTATCGCGCAGGAAGCAATACTTCCAACCCGATGCATACGGGCATTGGTCCTGTCGGTGTTGCTATCAACGGTGTCGTTCTCAGCACTGCATTTGATGATTCGGCAACTCTCCCAACCACAACTCTGGAACTACCTACAGGATTCTACTGGAACCGCGTCTTCCATGAAGACAAGTACGGCGTTGACGCCTGCGGCGGCGTGCCCGACCAGCAATCTGGCGAGTACAGCTACCGTTCTGGTTCCTTCCTGATGAACTGCTGGACAAGAAACTTCTATCGCTCTACCCCTTACCTGAGTGACACAAACTTCAAGTCCAACTTCTATCGTCATCCTGATGGTCACTCTAAGATTATCGGTTGGGCATCTGATGGTTATCCCATCTATGGTCCTTTCGGATATCGCGTTAGCGCAGAAAATACCAGTGGTGTCAAGCGTATGACCTCCTCGTACAGACTTCTCGCTACTGAGGCTTACGGGCGGACACATAGTTTCGTCACTTTGCCGCCTGGTTCGTTCATCAATGATTATGAGTACGTCTACGGACTTGGTGACCTGGATATCCACAACGGAAGATTCTCTGTCACGCCTGAGTTCCCCAACGGCACCTATGCATACTTTATGACAATTGATGCTGATGGTAACCCCATCTTCCCGTACATCATCGGTAACGCAACACGTCAGCAACGTGCAGAAGGATTCACTGATTCGCAACTTGAGGTCATTCCTCTTACCGCGCAGATTATTGATGACCTTGAGAATCCCGAGACGCCGCCGACCCCTGAAGTCACCGCGTACACCATTCCCAACTTCGACGCGACTACTATCTGGTCCAGTAGCTTCACCTAAATAACCCTGTATCCCAGACACCATGGCAGTTTCACAAACATCTGCAACAATCAACATTCTGGGTCAGATGACTGTTACTTCTAACGGTCTCCCTGACCCAGCTAGATATGGCACGCCCCTAGGAAGCAACGATTTCGTTGGTAATCCAAATGTGGTGGTAGCACAATCACATAATTTTGTGTTTCCATTTAGAGGAGGGCAAAACTCATCAAACCCTGATGAAACCACTTTGGGTCCTCAAGGTATTGCACTAAATGGTGTTGTGCTTTTCAATCCCGCTGCTGGTCCTGGACCACTCCCTGGAGGAGCGATTCAACCACCAGAAGGTTTTGTTTGGGACGCGGTTTTTAACGAAACCAATTATGGTGTTGATGTATGTGGGGGACACCCAGAAGCAAGTGGTGAATATCACTACCACTCTTCAGATTTCCTAAATCATTGCTGGGGTCAAGCAGTTATCAATTCAAATTCATATTTTTCCGCTACACATTATAACGGAGACAATTTTAGACACCCCGATGGACACTCTAAAATTGTAGGTTGGTGTTTTGATGGATATCCTGTTTATGGACCCTTCTCATATTCAGACCCAGATGACCAACTGTCTGATATTGTAAGAATGACATCTTCATATCGGAAGAGAAGTGAAGTTCTTGAAGGTAGAATCTATGACTATTCTCAACTTCCTGCAGGAACATTCATTCAGGATTATGAGTATGTTCCTGAGTTGGGTATCCTAGACCAGCACAATGGTCGTTATCAAAAGACTCCCGAGTACCCGAACGGTACTTATGCATATTTCTTATCACAAGATGCTGAGTCAAATCCAGTTTATCCATATATCTTTGGTCCATTCACAAGAGAGCAAAGACCCGCTCTTGGCGGTTGATATAAATAACTAAAAAAGTACTGTCATGCCTAGAAGTCCACTAAACTACGGGGCAGCACCCAACGATGGAACTGGCGATACTATTCGTCAGGCTGCAACCAAGATTGATAATGCTCTTCGAGAGATTTATCAACGTCTTGGTGATGGTACAAACTTTTATAGTCGTACTGTTGCAGATGCAACCCAAGTACCTGATGTAAATTCTGATGCTCCTGGTCGGTTGATTCAGACTGAGGATGACAGAAGACTGCATCGTGATGATGGTCAGCAGTGGAGAACCATTCTCGACAATAGTGGTAGCGTCGGAGAACTTAGTGATGTTGACCTTACAACTGCTGCTCCGACAGCAGACCAAACTTTGGCATGGGATGTTCCTAGTGGTTCTTTCAAACCTCTTAGTGGACTTGTACTGACATCTCCTAATGGAACTAGATTCCAACTTGGTGTGGATGACTCTGGTAATTTAACTACAACTCAGCTTTAATAGAAGACAATGCCAAAACAAGCGATTGGCGTAGGTTCTGTTGCTAACGACGGAACAGGTGATAACCTACGCTCTGGTGCAATTAAAATCAATGATAACTTCACCGAGTTGTATGCTTCCATCGGTGATGGTACTAACTCGCAAATCAATATTCAGGGTGCCCAAGATGGAGAACCTCTGATTTGGAATGCGACTGCATCCAGATATGAACCTGGAGAACTTTCCGTTGCCAGGATGCTGGAGCATTTTGACACAAACGGATTTAAGATTGTATCGTCTTCTAGTAGAAACATCATCATTGAAGCAGAGGGTAGTGGAGACATCCTCTTTAATGCTGGTGGTTCATCCAACGTTTATATTGACGGTGTAGACGGTAACCTAAAGTGGGAAGGTGCTTACGCTACAGAATCTGACCTTCCGCTGGCATCTACCCACCACGGTATGTTTGCCCACGTCCATGAAACTGCTTCTGGTTACTTTGCCCATGGTGGTAACTGGATTAAGTTGATTGACGAAGAGAAACCACTCTCAAGCCTCTCCAACGTATCTACCGCAACACCTTCTATTGGTAACGTTCTCAAGTGGTCTGGTACTGCTTGGGCACCTGCTATTGAAACTGGTGGTGGTGCTGGTGGTGGAGATGGATTCTCTGTAATTGCTTCTGATGCAGGTAGTGCAACAGCAACTCAATCAGAAGATACAGTAACAATTCAAGGTAGTACTTATATTAGTACTTCTGTAGCAAACAAAGTATTAACTATTACGTATAGTGGACCTATCGGGTCAGCAACTCTTGGTGGTTTGAGTGATGTTGATGAAACATCCTTCCCTGACCCGATTGCTTCTGGTACGATGCTGTACCATAATGGTAGTGACTGGGTAGGCAATGCTGGTCCTGTTCTTACTTGGGCACTAGCAGCTGCTGGTACATCAGCATATACCTTCTCTGGTCCTGGTTTTACAGGTTCTGTGCAAGACCCTGTTCTCTATCTTTATAGAGGATTTACCTACCACTTTATTAACGGTACTGGTGTTTCTCACCCATTCCAAATCAGAGTGTCTAACGGTGGTACGGCATATACAGATGGTGTTAGTGGTTCTTCTACAGGAACTACTACATTTGTTGTTCCTATGGATGCTCCTTCTACACTGTATTATCAGTGTACGATTCACTCTTCGATGGGCAACACAATCAACATAGTCTAATTGCGTAATAGTTAAATGGCGACTGTTCCTGGCTCTGGTGCTATTCTCAAACCCGTTTTCAATCAATCTTTCGGCATTAGCGAGGTTGTGGTTGAAAATGGTGGGTCGGGATATACGTCTGCACAAGCGCCTATTCTAAGGATTGAAAACTGTGGGATTCCAACTGTGCCCGCAGTTCTTTGGCCTGTAATTAATGACATCTCTGGTAAGATTGTTCACGTTAGAGTTCTTGAGTCTGGAAGAGGATATGACCCTCTTCGTCTTGTAATTACACCTTTACAAGATAGTGCTAAGGTTGATACGAGTATAGATATCTCCAAAATCGCAGTTAGCAATTCATATTCACTAACAAGTTTTTCTTTCCAGAATCCTCCGATTCTGACAATCAAATCTAATAATCTTCCTGACCCTGCACCGATTGGAAGTTATCCTGGCATGCCACCTGTTTTGGTGCAGTCGTATCATCATAATGTCTATTATAGAGGTGGTAAAGAAGTTCCCGCAGTTGTATTTGAACAAATTTCTCAGGGACAGATTGGTATTCTCTCAAATGGAACACCGATTTCATCACCCATTCTTGATGGCGGTGGAAATTCTCCAGCACTGTTTGATTTGGATGCTGCTAGGTTTGATTTCCTCCACAAAGACCAATATAGTGGTCACGTAACACCAGAGGGTCTATACACCTATCATGATGCAAGATTCCTCCCAGCATGGAGGGAAGATGATAGTGTTTCTGAACTTGGACCATATTATCAGAACAGTGGGTTCCAAGGAGACCATCTAAGACACCCAGACGGTCACTCTAAGATTCTTGGTATTTCATACGATGGTTATCCCATCTATGGACCATATGGTTATGCAAACCCAACCCAACCAAATGGTGGTGATACTCTTGATAGTGGTCTGACATTAGATAATGATATCAACCAACTTTCTGGTCCTGGCAACCAAATCATTTGGAAGAGAATGCACTCTTCCTATAGACATAAGCAAGGTGTTGAGATTGATGGTAATCGTCCTCTGATTAGTGGGGATACTACACAAACTACAACATTCATTGTTACTGTTGGTGTTGATAATACTGAAGGTAAAGCAACTGGTGTATTCTACATTGATGGCGTTGAACAACCGTATATCAACCTTGAGCGTGGACGTACATACATCTTTGACCAGAATGACCCAACCAACGAAGACTATGGTCTGGAAGGCAGTCTGATTCGCCAACACCATGTCATGTTCTCTGCCACAGATGATGGCGACCATGAAGGTGGCGGACACTACAATAAGGGTGTTTCTTATTGGTTGGATGGTTCCATGGTGTCGATGCTTGAATATGTTGATGGGATGGCAGCTGCATCCGATAGATACGTTAAGTTTGAAGTGCCTGTAGACGCTCCCAGTAGATTGTACTACTGGTGTCACAACCATATCAATAAAGGTAACAGAGTAAACGTTGACAACTACCCAATGGGTGCGTTTACTCAAGACTATATTTGGGACGAGACCATTGGTGACCTGGACCAACATAACGGTCGTTTCTGCATCACTCCAGACTTCCCCTCAGGAACATATGCATACTTCTTGACTATTGATGGGTCTGGCGCACCACAATATCCATATTGTATTGGTCAAACATATTTTGGTAACCCCACTCTATATGGAGACCCAATCCCAACTGTCAATGAGGATACTCCAGATGGTGCTAAGGCAGAAGCTATTTTGAATAGTCTCGGTGCTATCTCTTACGTTAAGATGGTTAGCAGCGGTGACGGATACTTCGGTCCTGCTGAAGTAAAGGTACTTGGTGGCGGTGGTACTGGAGCACAACTCGTACCAGTAACTCAAAGTGTCACTGGTTTGTCAATTTCCTCTGCTGGTAGAGAATATGCATCCTCACCAAAACTTATTTTCCAAGGTGGTGGTGGTGTTGGTGCCGAAGGTGTTGCTACTATTGACACAACTGGCATCTTAACAAATATTGTTATTGATAACCCTGGACAATTCTATCAGGAAGCACCATATATCTTGATTCAAGGCGGTGGCGGTAAAGGTGCTAAAGGTAGAGCAGTTATTGACCAAGGTGTTATTACACGTATTGATATTGAAGACCCTGGTTCTGGATATACAAATCCTCCAAATATTATCTTCACCAAACTGGTTAATGTAAAGAGGGTAACAAGAAACCGAGTTTCTTTCAACTCTTCTCAGTTCTTCCTTATGGGATTGGTTAGGTCTCTAACTGATACCGACCCAACTGTTATATTAAACTCTACAGCAGCACTTCCTGGTTCTGGTACTATTCTTGTTAACAGGGAGTTAATTCGTTATACCTCTAAGAGTGGTAATAGGCTTCTTGATTGTACCCGAGGTACTAACTTTAGATATGACCAGAGAGTTATTCTAGATACTATTAACAATACTCCCGATGGTATCTCTCAGTATCAGTTCAACGTTGGCGATAGAATTGTCAGAAGAATTGAAAACGCTAACAACAAAGTTGCAAAAGTATATGACTGGAATCCAAACACTAGAGAATTGTTCCTGGTCTTTGAAGTTGACGAACTTGCATTCATTGATGCTGGTAGGTCAGAAGTTGAAGAAAATATTGTTTCGTTTGATGCGGGTCTGCCCTCTTCGGCAAACCAGTCGTATCCACCTCACGTCCTGATTTACCTTGCAGGTGACTCTGGCGTATCTATTCCTGTTCTGACAGAACCAATCGGTGTTCTAGAGAACGTTCGATTAGAAGATGATGATGAAAATGATGGTGAGGGAGATGGTATTCCTGACCTCGTAAATACAGGTACAGATTTCGAGAACCAGATTTCTCTGGATGGTGGTCTGTACAACTCACTTTATGGTTTGGAGGAAACTCAAGGTGGACAAAACACGACTCTACTTGCAGTTGGTGACCAAATTAAGGACGCTTCTATCCCCTTCCGATATGCAGGTATTGCTGCAGCAGGCGGTTTGTACAGTGGTACTGAGCACGTTGCCAGACTTAAAATCCAACTTGACCTTAATAATAGTAATCAGCAAAATTATCAAGTCGGAGAACTCGTTGAAGGAGACCAATCGCTCGTTCGTGCAACTGTAGAAGAATGGGATGCTGATAATCACATTCTTACAGTTATTAACCCAATTCCATATGATACTGGTAACGCACTAATCGGTGATGGTGGTATTTTCTATACGTTCTCACACAATTCCACGATTGTTGAAGTACGTGTTGTAAGTCCTGGTCTTGACTATACAGCAGCTCCGTCAGTCGTGATTGAGAATGCTGGAGATATTCAAGCAACTGCAACTGCAACAATGACTGCATCTGGAGACCAAGTTTCTAGTATTACTGTTACTGCTGGTGGTTATGGTTATGAGAAAGAGTTGACTGGTTCTACTTTACACCCAACAGTAACATTCACCAACGACCCAGGAGACACAACTGGCTCTGGCGCTGTCGGTGAAGTTGTCCTTGGTGGGGAGCGTTTGGTTGGTACTGCTGCTTCCTGGAGAATCAAGTCCATCGAATATGATGTTTTGGTACGTGACGACAACTAAGATAAATAAACTAGAGGAAAAAATACCCGTCAAATAATGTCAGCACTTCTTACGGACCAATTTAGAATTTTTTCTGCGAAAAAATTCATTAAATCTTTGGAAGGTCCCGACCCAAACCAAAGTGATACAGCGGCAGGTTCCACCAGAGACAGATTGTATCTGTTTATTGGTAGACCTCAAGCGTGGGATAATGAAAACTCGCCTCCGCAAGCAGTGGACTCGTTCTTCGAGTTTTCTGACTCGTATGACGACATGATTTCCATGAAGCGTGTCCTTTCCTCTGATACGGTTCAGGTTGTTCGTCGTATTGACTGGACTCCCCCCGAGAAGACTACTGGTGGATTGGGTTTTACTTATGACATGTATCGTCATGACTATTCTCCTACTAACACTGCATCTTCTGGTGCGACCAAACTTTATGATTCGGATTTCTATGTTGTAAACTCGAACTATCAAGTTTATAAGTGTATTTACAACGGGACTTCTCCTTCTGACCCCAATGGAAAACCCTCGACTATCGAACCAACTGGTACTTCTACTTCTATCATCTCTACTGCTGATGGTTATCGTTGGAAGTATCTCTACACCATCCCAGTGGCACAGGTTCTAAAGTTTTTCTCCAGTGACTATATGCCTGTGTTTCAAGACCTTTCGGTTAAAACAAACGCAGTTCCTGGTGAGATTGATACTGTTGTAATTACTTCCTCTGGTTCTGGTTATAACAACGGTACATATGACAACGTTACTATTAATGGTGACGGTGTTGGTGGACGTGTTTCTATTGTTATTGACGGTGGTAAAGTTATCTCCGCAACTGTGACCTCTGGTGGTACTGGATACACCTTTGGTAAGATTACAGTTGATAACATCTCTGGTGTTGGTACTGGAACAGGTGCCGTCATCGATGTTGTTATTCCTCCCCCAGGTGGCCACGGAGCAGACCCCCTGATTGAACTTGGTGCATATCGTGTCATGGTAAACGCTAAACTCTCTTATGCTGAGGGTGCTGGCGATTTTCCCATCGATAACGATTATCGTCGTGTTGGACTTGTAGTTAACCCGTTGCGCTTTGGTACTGTAGAACTTCTTGATGATTTGACCGTATCTGCTACTAAAGCAACAATCTTCTCACCCACATTCCAAGGCAATTTTATTGCAGACGAAACTCTCCAGCAAACTCGTATTGTTGGTGGTCAATCTGTCACATCCAGAGGCAGAGTTGTTTCTTGGAACTCCACTACAAAAGTTCTCAAGTATTATCAGAACCGTGTTGACGGAATTTTCCCTGAAGTAACTGGTTCTCTGAACGAGTTTGATGGTTCCAACTCCATCACTGGTCTTGGTTCAGGTGCTTCTGGTGAACCCGACGTTAACTTCCCAGCTATCCCAAATACATCATCTCGTGTTATTAACAACACTGAGTATGACTTGGGTATGCGTTTTACCTCTGGTTATGCAAAACCTGAAGTTGAGAGAAATAGTGGTAACGTAATTTACATAGATAATAGACGGACCATTAGTCGTGCAAACGACCAAATCGAAGATATTAAAATCGTAATCGAGTTCTAAAGAAATGCCGCAGAATACCAACCTTAACGTCACGCCGTATTACGACGATTTTGACAAGAATAAGAACTTCTACAAAGTTCTGTTCCGTCCTGGTTTCCCTATTCAGGCAAGGGAACTCACGACGATGCAGAGCATCATGCAGAATCAGGTGGAGTCGATTGGTCAGCACCTGTTCAAAGAGGGTGCAATGGTCATCCCTGGACAGGTCGGTTATGACTTGTCGGTTAGTGCTATCCTGATTCAAGAAAGTTTCTTGGGTGCGTCAGTTGAGCAGTATAGGTCCCAACTGTCAGGGAAAATTATTACTGGTCTCAATACTGGTATCAAAGCAAAAGTTCTGTACACCCTTTCTGCGGCAGATTCTGAAAAGGGGTACATTACTCTTTACGTTAAGTATATTGAGTCTGACGACGAGACGGCAACCAAGAATACGTTCGATAATAATGAACAGTTGGTTGCAAGTAATGATATTACTTTTGGAACAACCCTGATTGAAGTTGGTTCTCCTTTTGCACAGATTCTTCCTGCGAATGGTACTGCGGTTGGTTCTGCTGCATATGTAAACCAAGGTGTTTACTTTATTAGAGGTTACTTTGTTGACGTTCCCTCTCAGTATATTCTTCTTGACCAGTATGGAAACAACCCCTCATATAGGGTTGGTCTATCCATCTCCGAATCGATTATCACTTCAGAAGACGATGTATCCCTGAATGATAACGCTGCTGGTACTTCAAACTATTCGGCTCCTGGTGCTCACCGATTCAAAATTAGCACCACTCTTATCAAGAAAGCACTTGATGATGACTCTGATAAGAACTTTGTAGAACTTCTTCGTATCTCTAACTCTAAAGTTCAGAAGATTGTTGAACGTACTTCATACTCTGAACTTGAAAAGACGCTTGCTGCCAGAACATACGATGAGTCTGGTGATTATACTGTCTCTGATTTCCAAATCAGAATGCGTGAATCTGTAAACGATGGATTCAATGGTGGTGTTTATAGTCTTGGGCAAGTAACTGCACAAGGTAATGCTGCAGGCGATTCGTTGTATGCTGTGGAGTTTGGTCCTGGCAAAGCATATGTACGTGGTTATCAGATGGAAACTCTGCAACCAACATATATTGACCTGGAGAAACCCAGAGATACCAAAGCAGTTCAAAACACAATTATTCCATTTGACCTGGGTAACGTTGTTTTCAACCAGAATGTATATGGTTTCCCCAACTTTAGTGGTTCTTCAGTAACTAATTCATATCAAACTGTTGAATTGTATGATACTGCTACTGTAACTCCTGGTGATGTTACTGGCAATGTTATTGGATACGCTAGAATTGCTGCGTCTGAATATGCTTCTGACCCAGATGCAACTTTTAGCAACACTGATGACGAATATCAGTCGAACTTGTTTGATATCAACATGTTCACTGTTGTTGAACTTTCTTCCGCTCAAACTATTGGACAAGGTTCTTTGGTTGTGGGTGCCACTTCTGGTGCGAGAGGTTTCATTGTAGATGGCATTAGTGCTTCTACTCAAATGAGACTCTACCAAATTACTGGTAACTTTGCTAAGAATGAAGTCATTCATGTTGATGGTAGAGAGAAAGGTTCTATTGCCCATCTGTACAAATACGAGTTTACTGATGCTCGTCAGATGGTTGCTAGAGATGAAACGACTAATAACATTGAATTTACATCTGACCTTGTACTGAATGATATTGTACAACTTCGTGGTGATGCTTTCCAGCTCGGTGCCTCTGGTACAACACTCACAGGTTTTAACTCCAACTTTGGTGCGGACCTCCGTCCTGGCGACTACATCTACTTCAATGCTTCTAACTACGTCATCGTTGATAGAGTAAACCCCGCTTCGCTGGGAACTACAAACTACACTAATATTATCAATACCACAACACAGGTTGCTACTTGTATTGCTGCTAATGCTCCTGCCGATGGCACATATTCTCCCGTACTGAGATTCCGTCCTAGTCTTCAGGGTAGAGAGAATGCAGACCTGTTCTCTCCCATGCCTCGGGAATCTATCAAGTCCATCTCCGACGAATCGATGACAGTACGGAGAACATTTGATAATATCTCCATTTCATCCAACGCATTTACTGTTACTCTTCCAGAAAACGAACAGTTCTCCTCTATTTCTAGAGAAAACTATAGTCTTGTCGTAACTGGCGGTTCTGGCGTTGGTGATGTCATTGAGGTACAAGACGGTACTCCTGGTGTTGCTGGTTATGCAACTTTCACATCTAGTGACAGAACTACACTTCAAGTTACTGGTCTTACCGCAGTTACTTCTGTTAAGTTGACTGCTACAATCTCCAAGAACGTAACTACTAAGAAGATTAAATCGAACAACAGCATGTTTGTTCTTAAGGTCTTCAAGACTATCCAAGAACTGGATAATCAACTCTTCGGTCTTCAGTATTCTAACTTGTATGGTACACGTATCGAAGATAAAGAAATCTCTTTGGGTCTCCCCGATGGTTATAGACTCAGAGCAGTTTACGAATCCTATGATGATAATGACCCCGTAATCCCTTCGATGCAACTGGTTGAACCAGCATTCTTTGCTGTTGGTTCTGTTATCGTTGGTAGAACATCGGGTGCTAGAGGTCTTGTCGTTGACTTTGCGTCTACTACACTGCGTCTGACATTTGTTACCCTGAGTGGTACATTCATCGGTGGTGAAACAATCGATGGTCTTAACAGTCAGCAAGAATCGATTTCTGCCCTGATTAATGATAATGAGGGTTCTATCGTCGTTGGTTCTAAAGATGTGACTGACAATTATTATCTGGACAACGGTCAGAGAGGTATGTTCTATGACTGCTCCAGACTTGTAAGAGTTGCTGGTGCAGCTGCACCTATCCGTAAACTTAAGGTTGTTGTTGACTGGTTCTCTCACCAGTCCACTGGCGATTATTTTGCTGGACAATCTTATACTGGTATTGCTTACAAAGATATTCCCAGATTCAAGAATATTGAACTGAGAGACGTACTCGACTTCCGTCCTGCTGTTAAACCTCTCTACAGTGGCACTGGTACTGTTGGTTCGCCTGCATATGTTAACTGTTCTACCTATGACTTCAAATCCCGTGTATTTGACATTGGTGGACTGGTAAACGCAACAGTATTTGATATTCCCAAGATTGATACTGACTTCCGTTGTGACTATGATTATTATCTCAGACGTATTGATAAGGTCTTCCTGACTGCAGACCGTCAGTTCCAAGTTGTTAAGGGTGTTTCTGATGATAACCCACAACCGCCAGAGGATATCAAGAACGCCATGTTCTTGGCACTTATGCGCCATAGACCCTATGGTTATAACCCAGACAGAGACGTTTATATCAAGAAAGAAGACAACCGTCGTTACACAATGCGTGACATCGGTGAAATTGAACAGCGTCTTTCCCAGGTAGAGTATTACACTGCTCTATCCATGCTGGAAGCAGATACTAATAATCTCAAGATTACTGATGCTAATGGTAAGGACAGATTTAAGAATGGTTATATTGTAGACGACTTCTCATCCCACAACGTTAGTGACCTTCAGCATGAAGATTATCGTGCTTCTCTGGACTTTGCTAATGGTGAGTGCCGTCCTACACACTATACGACTAACGTTTCTCTTGAATTCCAACCAGACCTCTCTACCGTACAAAAGACTGGTCCTGTTCTGACTCTTCCTTATGAAGAGATGCTTGCTATTCAACAACCCTATGCATCTCGTGTTGAGAATGTTAACCCGTTTAACGTTTTCACTTACATTGGACGTATTGACCTGACTCCTGCATCTGATGACTGGGTAGACACTAAGCGTCTTCCTGCTCGTGTTGAGAACATTGAGGGCGACTTCTCTGCTGTTGCTAGAGAAAACAACGTTGACCAGAATGGTTTTGCACCTGTTCAGTGGAACTCCTGGCAGACTGATTGGACTGGTGAAACTGTTGGTGGTACTAGAAGATATCTTTCCCACACTAACATCGGTGGTGGTCACTGGTTGGGTGGTACTGGTTGGTTTGCTTATGTTCACGAAGCAAGAGACATTACTGTAACTCAGAAGCAGTCTAGAACTGGTATTAGAACTAGAATTGTTCCCAGAATCGACAGAAAGTCGATGGGTGATACTCTAATTTCTCAGACCTCTATTCCTTGGATTCGTTCCAGAAATATTGGTGTTGCTATTGCACGTCTGAAGCCTAGAACGACATTCTATCCGTTCTTCGATGGTCAGTCTGTTGTAAACTACATCACTCCCAAACTAATTGAACTTATCAAGGACCCCAACACAGACAGTAGAACAAATGCTACTCCGTTTGTGATTGGTGAAACTGTTACTGGTGAAACATCTGGTGTTAAGTTGAAAGTTGTTGCACCTAATGACGGTTACAAGTGGAACCCCTATGATGACTCTGAACTTCCCGATTCCTACTCTTCGGAGACGGTATATCTGAACGTTGATGTCGAAGCGATGGCAACTCAGGTAAATGGTGATTACTACGGTAATATTCAGGTTGGTGAAGTTCTTGTTGGCACCTCTGGTGCTAAGGCAGTTGTTAAAGCACGTAGAATCCTGACCGATAGAATTGGTCAGTATTATGGTACTCTCTTCATTCCCGACCCTGGTAATGATGCTAACCCTCGTTGGGCAACTGGCAAACGTGTCCTTCGTATGACCACAAGTGAAACAAACTCCTTTCTTACTGGTGCAGTATCTTCTAGTGCAGACGTTACGTACGAAGCTAGTGGTACACTGAACACCGTTCAGGAGAACATCCTGGCAATTCGTAATGCTGATATTGTTAAGGATACCGTTACCGATACTCAGACAATCACCTCGACACGTTCTGAGGTTCGCCAGATTGGTTGGTGGGACCCTCTTGCACAATCTTTCTTGGTTGACGATGAGGGTGGTGTATTCGTAACCTCTGCCGAGTTCTACTTCTACACCAAAGATACTAATATTCCTATTAACTGTCAGATTAGAAGTATGGTTAACGGTTATCCTTCTAACAAGATTCTTCCGTTCTCTGATACTACGGTCAAACCAGAAGACGTACAACTCTCCGAATCTGCAGCAATTCCGACTAAGTTCACATTCCGTGCTCCTGTCTACTTGCAGCAAGGCGTTGAATATGCACTGATTTTGTTCACTGACTCTAACGAGTATCAGGTCTGGATTTCTAGAATGGGTGACGTTGATGTCACTGGAGACAGAACTATCTCCGAACAACCCTATGCTGGTGTTCTGTTCAAGTCGCAGAACGCATCTACCTGGACTGCTGACCAGTACGAAGACCTTAAGTTCAACCTTTATAGAGCGAAGTTTAGCACCACAGGTGCTACGGCAACGTTTACTAACGCTCGCCTTGGTCTTGGTAATGGCGGTGTTCTCCATCTGAGAAACAATCCAATCCAAACACATAAACCTGACCAAATCTTTGTACTTGATGGTGTAGGTAAGACCTTTACTGTTGGTGCGAGAATCTATCAGAAGACTTCTAATGCTCTTGCTACCATTACGGCAGTCAACACCGTTACGAATCCCAACCAAATCACCGTAACTGATATTAGTGGTGCTTTCCAAGTTGGTTCTAATACTGGTGGTGTTGTAACGTACTCTCTGGTTTCTTCCCGTTCGGAAGGCAGTATGACAATCCTTGCTGCTGGTCTGACAGGTGACTTTGAAGTTGGTACAACAATTACTGGTCAAACCAGTGGTGCTACTGCTGAAGTTGTAAGTTGGGATAGTGTCAACCGCCTTCTGACTCTGAAGTTTGTTTCTAAGACATTCACTGATAACGAAACTGTTGAGGCAACCAACACTGGTGGTACAGTTGTTTCTGGTGTTATTGATGGTGCAAACCACACTGTAACTGGCGACTCTGTTGAATCGTTCGTTTCTATCACACCGACATTCGACCAATCCACTAAGAAGGTTACCGTACTACACTCTAACCACGGTATGCATGATACCCGCAACAACGTTGTTATTGAAAACGTTGAATCTGAAGTCAACCCCACATATCTGACTGCTGGTGTTGACGATGATGATACCACAATTCCTATCAACGATGCTCGGGCATTCCACACTGTTGTCAATGGTCTCGGTATTTCTGCCAGCAACCCTGGATACATTAAGATTGGCGATGAAATTATTAGCTACAACCAAGTCTCTGCCGATGGTAAGTCTATTACTGTAGTTGAAAGAGGTGCTAACAATACCACTGCTTCTGCTCATGCTGAAAGTGATGTAGTACATTGCTACAACCTTGATGGCATTCCTCTGATTGAAATCAATAAGACTCATAACCAGATTTCTAGTCCGACTCTGGATACATATGAACTCGTTACTCAGTCTGTTGCACGCCTTGGCGTTGTCAGTGGTGGTGCTAACGCATCTGCGACTCAGAACATTCCGTTTGAAGTTCTGACACCTACAGTACAAAATCTCGTTCTGCCGAAGACCGAGATGACTGCTAGGGTCGGTACAATCTCTGGCTCTTCAATTAATGATGGTATCACTACTACACAAAATTCCTTTGTTGATGATGGTGTTCTGGATGACGTTCTCCTGAATGAGCAAAACTACTTTGCTTCTCCGAGAATGGTTTGTTCGCAGGTTAATGAGGATGAAGAACTAAATGGTCAGAAGTCTCTTAGACTTGAGTGTGCATTGCAGTCTAGTGTTGATAATGTAAGTCCTTACATTGACCTTGACCGTGTTTCTCTGATTACAACTTCTAATAGAGTTAACAATCCTTCTAACCCGACTCTTTCTAAGCAACCTACAGGTGACCCGCATTCCGCAGTTTACTTGACTAAGGTTGCACGTCTGACTAACACTTCTCGCTCCATTAAGGTTATGTTTAGTGCATACCGTCCAAATGGTGCTGAGATTGATGTCCTATATAAGGTAGTCGCGCCTGGTTCTGGTCAGGAGTTGGATGAAATCGGATATGAGTACTTCCCCACAGCCGATGCAACCATTCCTTCTTCTACAGACCAAGTAATGTACTCTGATTATGAGTACGAAGTAACTGGTTTGGAATTCTCCGCATATCAAATTAAGATTGTAATGCGTAGTGCAAACCAAGCATATCCCCCACAGATTAAAGAGTTTAGAGCAATTGCACTTGCATCATGATTGACCCGAAAATTGAACTTCAACCTGTGACGGACCACCCTCACCTGGGGCGAGATAAGTACTCTGGGGCGGTTGTTAACACTAACCGCCGTGAGTATGAAAACTACATGCGCGGTCTTGAACAGGATAAAAAGAAGAACAAATCTCTAAACGATTTACAAAATGAGATTTCTGAGTTAAAATCAGAAATGGGAGATATCAAATCACTCCTACTAACGTTAGTCCAAAAAAATCATGACAATTGAGAAAGTTTCCCAGGATGAAATGCTGACGCAGTTCCGTCAACGGATGGAAGGACTGCTTGAAGAGAACCAAAAACTGGTCTCTTCTATTCGCCAAAATGAGCAGACAATCCTCAAACTCAAAGGTGCTATTGAGGCACTGGAGTATTATGTTGACCCACCTGCCGAAGAAGAGGTGGTCGTAGCGGATACCCCTCCTGAAGAATGAGTAAGTAAAGGGGACCTTCGGGTCCCCTTTTTGTTGTGATAAATAACTATAACTCACAGAAGTCCCCCTAAGCAGCGTTTATAGACAATGGCAAATAGAATCCAACTACGTCGTGGTGGCGCTCAGGAATGGGCAAATGCTAACCCTATTCTGGCTCAAGGTGAACTCGGAATCGAACTTGATACAGGTCGTATCAAAATCGGTGATGGTGTTACGTCTTGGAACTCCCTACGATACGAAAGACCTCTGGAGTCGATTACCAGTACAGCAAACACTCTTGTTCAAAGAGACGCTGACGGTAACTTCTCTGCAGGTAACATTACTGCAAACCTGATTGGTTCTGCTTCTACCGCACAGAGACTGACAACTGCTCGTCAAATTCAGTTGTCTCAGGACGTTGTGGGTTCTGGTGTATTTGATGGTAGTTCTAACCTGAACATTAACGCGCTGCTTCAGGTTGTTACAACCCTACCTCACTATGATGGTACAACCACATCGAACGGGACTTATACAAAACTAACTGTTGATGCTAAGGGGCGCATCACAAATGCTTCTAACCCAACGTCCTATGTGGACATGGGTCTTACTGACGTACAACCACTCGACCCTGACCTGACATCTCTCGCTGCATTGTCTGCTCTGGGCATGGTTTCTCGTACCGCTGCTGGTACGATTCAAGCAAGAACTCTCCTGGGAACCACAGGTAGAATTGACATTGATAATGGTAACGCTGTCAGCGGCAACCCCCAAATTGACTTAGCAGTCTCTGTGGTTACTCTCGAATCGGAATATATTGCTACAGGCACTGACGACACTGCACTTTATAATATTCCCGCAATTATTTCTGTTGGTGGGGATGACCTGCCGCTGAATACCAACAGAACTGTCAATACAGTTCGCTACACCCTCGACAGATGGGGTCGTTTCACATCATCTGAAACGATACCGATTACCACTGCAATCGAAGGTACAAAACAACCTGAATATGATGCAGCGACATCATATTCTCGCTACGATATTATTCACTCTGGTGGCAATGTATATCAGGCACTGGTATCAATCAACTCTGGTCTTGGTGCTCCTTCTCACACCAGCGGAGATGCTGGTGGTTGGAGATTCCTGGCAGCAGTTGGCACACCTCAGAAAGGTTTAGCATCTTTTGCTCAGGAGGACTTTGATGTTGATACTAACGGACACGTCACAATCGCAGCAGCTGCAATCGACAACACCCAGCTGCAAAACAACCGACTCATCTTCACAGACGGAAATTCCACCACGGATTATGAGCTCGACAACGAGCACACTACTGCTGATGCTTATACAGGCTTTACTACTATTAATACTCTGCGTGTAAACAACACCAGTGGTAATTCCCTTCTGCATGTTGCACACGACCAAGACCTAGATGTAAACACTGCAACGGCAACAATCTTCAGTGATATTACTCTTGATAAGACAAGCACATCTATCCAGACTATCAACCGTCAAGGTTCTCTGACGGTTCTCATGGATGCAAACACTACATCCAACAGATTCCTTCGCTTCACAGCAAATAACGCTGGTGCTGGTGAAGCGAAGATTGAAATGACCGCTGATAATGATATCTCAATTCAATCTACAAGTAATGACGTTATCATTGAAGATATTCACTTCAATGGTTCTACAATCTACGGTAATACTTCTGCGGGCACTATTACAATCGACCCGTATCCTGCTGGTGGTAACACGGCAGGTACAGTTTCCATCATGGGTGACCTCACGGTTATGGGAACAACAACTACCGTAAATTCTACGGTAGTAACAATCGATGACCCCATCATCACACTTGCTGGTGATACTGCTCCTACTGTCAATGACTCCAAAGACCGTGGTATTGAGTTCCGTTACTATGATACTCAAGCACGTCTTGGGTTCTTTGGTTGGGATAATGACATGGGCAAGTATCACTTGCTTCATGCTGCAACCAACTCATCCGAAGTTTTCTCTGGTACAGATTCTACCCTGGTCGCAGGTAGTATTGAGCTGACAGATACTACAGTCTCCAACACTCATACCTCAGGTGCTCTGATTGTTGCTGGTGGTGTAGGTATCGGTGGTGCAATTTTTGCTAACAGCACTTTGGACATAGAGGGTCAAGTAACTATTTTCGATTCTCTCGTCATTCAGGCAGCAAACGAAGATTTTCTTATTCTTGATGGTGATGCTGCGGCGGTGTTCACTGTTGATACTGACACTGGCAACACTGTCATCGAAGGTACTCTCGATGTTCAATTGGAAACTGAGATTACCGACAACCTGATTGTCACTGCAGACAACAAAGAGTTTATCATTCGTACTGCAGCGGCAGCAAACAGATTTACAGTTGATACTGACAACGGTAACACCTATATCTACGGCACCCTGGAAGTCGATAATACTTCCCAGTTTGATGCTAACGTAACAATCAATGCTGACCAAACCGTAAATGGGAATGTCAACTTTGTTGGTGCGAACCGAGAGTTGAGAATTAAGGACGGTAGTAATATTACTCGATTCTCGGTTGATTATGATAACGGAAATACTAATATTTCTGGTACGTTGTATGCATACAATGCTACAACACTCAATAACACTCTAACTGTTAATCAGCACACGGAACTGAATAGCACTCTCAACGTTGATGGTGACGCAACGTTCCAGCAAGACCTCATC